TTATTTTTAACAATATTATTTTTAGAACGATTAGAAGTATTTGTGCCTGTTATTGAAACCATGATCTCGGAAGAAACTCCGTTTAGAGTTTCAAAATTATTTCCATCAATAAGATTATTTAAAGCAATAGAAAGATAAATCCCTTTTGTGTTGTTAATAAAAGTATTATCTCGAACAATATTATAATTAGAACTTGTTAAAGTTATTGCTGTTGAAGCTGTAGAAGAAAAATAACATTTTTCAATAACGCAATGATTACAAGATGTAAAGTCAAGAACTTTTGAAGATGTGAAGCTATTACCTGAAAACTTTATATTCTTAAATTTAACAGAGTCTCTTGAAGTCAAAGAAAACAAAGTCATAGCACCGCCAACATGAGAAAAAGATAAATTTGCTGATGAACCTGAACCTACAATCTCAACATTATCTTTAGAAATTGTTATAACAGAATCGATTTTATAAGTGCCTTCCTTAATAAAAATGGATCCGCCAGAAGAAGGCAAACAAGCGAGTGCATCTTGAAGGTTTGAAAAATCTCCTGAACCATCTAAAGCAACAACATAAGTAGCCTGTCCTCGACGAATTAAGGTTAAGCCCTGATCATATTCTTTTGAATGAGAAAAAAGATTTTCTTCAAAATTATTAATATTTAAAACCATTATGCACCGCGAATATAAGTCTTAAAAGGATCATCAATAAGTAACTTTTCAATCTGTTTCATACGATAAATATGTATGTTAATCATATCTTCGGCTTCAATTCTTGAAGTATAGCCCAACATATTGTAAGAAATCAAAACAACAGCAGAATAACGAGAAGCCCATTCAGCAAAAATCTTTTTAACATCAGCATTCAAAGAAGTATAATTATCTACAACATTGTATTTCATAAGAACAGAAAGATAACTTTCAGCTTGTCCTGCAAGTAAATTATGATTTGCTTCAGTATTTCCAGTTGCGTCAACATTTTCTCCGGCCATTAAAGCCATTTCTGCTTCAGTTACAATAGTTCCAGTATAAGCCATAAAAGAAACAAATGTAAAAACTATTTAATTCTTTGCATGCGCGGTCTCTGTGTGTGTCTCTGTCTAAAGAGAAAAGAAAGAATAAAGTATCAAACAAGAAAGAAAAGAGAAAGCTATTACTACGCTCCCACGAGAGAGACACACACGCCACACACACCGCTCCATCTCACGGCACCACATGGCTTTTTAACCGCTCGGCACAGGTCATATATGACTTGGTGTTACAATTCAATAAGAATAGATGTTTTTCCTTAAATAGTTTTGCTTTTAGAGAAAACCGCGGAACACGAATGTATAAATAGAGGTTTTGTCTGTGATAGCTACGCTATCTGAAAAACGTCTCGAAAAAATCTTTTGTCGTCGGTAAATTAAGATTTTTTCTCTTTATCAACGAAAATCTCATAAATCGCTCACTCTTCGTTCGCTCATTATTGATTTTTCGTTTCAATTAGTGTCAAAAATTCGGTTGAAGTACAGTTATGCGAAGCGTCCCTTTTCTCGCATAACTGACTTAACCAAACTTTTGACTTATAATTTGTTTTCTCGACTACACTTCGTTTCGTCTCGAAACCATGAGCCGAAGCAATATCTGTAGCGCTTCGGCTCTCACAACACCAAAAGAATGATTGCCGTTAGAATAAAAGCCGATTAACGCTCGCAAAGAAATCTGCGTACCGCTCTTTGCTCGCTCTGTCTTTTATTCTTAACTTAAAATCATTCTCTTGAAAATCTTATCGAATAGATATATAGAGATACGCTCTGTCTTTTCTTTAGTAAAGAAAAGAACACAAAAGAAACAATATATTAGGCTCGCTATCGCTCGCGTTGCTACAAGCAACAATAGAGCGCTCGCTATCGCTCGCGCTCAATATTGAATGGTTACACAACATTCAATAAGAAATAAAATAATATATAAAATAAAAGATAAATATAAAAGCAATTTCTCAAATGTCTTACAACATATAGTCAGGATATCAGAAACGTTTTTTAGAAATTTTTAAATAGTGTAGAGTTCTAAACAAATCATGGGTTTGAATGACGTAGCAAGTATTACAACATCAGACTTGACTAACAATCTAACAGCAATATCGATAACAGAACAAGACACCGATGTTTCTCTTTATACTCCTGACTGGACAACATGGCACGGATATTATAGAGAAGTTGGAAGACTTCAAGCAATTATAGATAAAGTTGCAGTGTGGAGTGCAGGTAAAGGCATAAAAGCAGATAATAAAGAAAATCAAAAAATCTTGGACAATATGAAAGGGTACGGAAAAGATACAAGTAGAGACTTAGTCATAAATCAAATAAGAACAGCTGATATCTGTGGAGACTCTTTTGCAGAGATTATCACAACAGACGGAAAAGAAATAAAAGAAGATGGCTCAAACTTATCAAACATCAAACCACTAAACCCTGGAACAATGGAAATAGTGGCAAATGATAAAGGCATGCTGATAGGATATAGACAAATTGCTTTTAGAAACACAGAAAAAATAATTTTAAACAACTGGAACAATAAAAGAATTTTTCATTTACCAAGAATGCGTATTGCTGATGAAATTCATGGTATTGGAGTCATAGAAAGAATAAAAGATATCATACTAAAAAAGAAAGAAGCACAAAATATCATGCAAAAGATAGTGAAAAGAAACGCAAAACCTATCGTTATAATTGAAGCAGACACAGACGACACAGCAAAAATGACGGCATTAAAAGTAAAATATCAGAGTCTTATTGAAAATGACGAGGCAATGATAGTCCCAAAGGACAGCGTAAAACTTTTAGACTTCGCGAGCAAACTAAATATAGATTTCCAACCATGGCTAACTTATTTAGATAAAGAATTTTTAATCGCTGAAGGAGTACCTGAGGTAATTCTTGGAGCAATATCAAGCAAAGATACAGAAAGCGCGAGTAAAATTGTTTTTGTTGCATGGGGTCAAGTTGTCAAAGATAAACAAAACTGGTTTGAGGAACAATGGAAAGCACAAATTGGTTTTAAAATAGATCTCCCTGAACCGCCAAATATGGAGCAAATGATAGGAGTAGATACAAGAAAAGCAGGAGAAGGCAACAAAATAACAGACATAACACCAACAGGAACAAACAAATGAGCAAACAAGAAAACGGAAAAAACAAACCTACAATAGAAACCTTAATCAATACGACGGCTGTTGTTTTATCAAGTTTAGGAACACAAGTAATAACAAAAGGGGAATATCAAGGCTACATCATGATTGCTTTTGCAATGAGTTTAGAATTCTTTAAATATTGGGGCAGAAAGAAAAAACTGTGGTAAAAGGAAAACTATATAAAGAGTGAGTGAGTTAAAAAAGTATGGTTGAAGAAACAAAAAAAGCAGAAGAAACTAAACAAGAGATCTCTCCTATTGAAGAAGCTAAAAAAGCTATTGAAGAAAATAAAAAGGTTCTTGAAGAAATGAAAGCGGAGAGAGTTAAAATCGAGAAAGCATCTGCAGATTTAATGCTTCAGGGTCGTGGCTTCGCAGGAAAAACAGAAGAAAAGAAAGAAGAAACACCTAAAGATTATATGAATAGGATAATGAAAGGTGGATAATGCACTTCGCTTTTATTCCTGTTGGAAAACGCTCTGAGGTTGAATTATTGTTTAGAGATATGGAAGCACAGAAACATCTTTTAAAAATGCAAAAAGACGGAATATTAAAATGTATCTGGCAACAGGGACAACTAAGACAACTGCCACTCGGAGTTTATGAATATATTTTTCCTAAAGAAGATGTAGATTGTGTTCTGCACACGTTGATAAATGAAAAAAACAGATACAACATTTCAGAACTAATTATAAAATTTATAAAGAAATTCTACAAACTTAAAAACATTCCTGAATATAATAAAGATAAAAATTATTTATGGATAAAAGAAAATGTTAATATTATCCCTCTTGGAATTAGAGAAGACGGAGTCCAAATAGAACCTGAAAACATGCCTTTTGCAGGTTTCGAACATGAAGCATTATGACATTTTTGGAAATTGAAGTGATGTTTTTTGGAATTTCTGCCATTTTTATAAAATTGTGGCAGTTACACAAAGAAAGAAAGATTTAAATATAAGTAATAAGTAAAGAGAAGTAATGACAAACGAAGCAGTCTTGATTTATGAAACGCATACACCTATCCCTTTTACATGTGCAGATAATACTGGTCTTGAACGTGGGGCTTTTGTAAAATTAGCAGATCCTTATACAGTCTCGGCAGTTTCGGCGATAAATGATGTTGTCGGTGGTTTTACTGCAACAGAAAAAATCGCAAATGACGGAAAAACTAAAATTGCAGTTTATAGAGGTGGAATTTTCAAAGTTAAAATTTCTGGAAACGTAACAGTTGGAGATCCTTTAGTTTTCGTCGGAGCAACAGGTCCAAACCTTCTTCAAACCGCAGCGGTTAATGCAGAACAAGTCGTAGGTTATGCCTTTGAAACAGGAACAGACGCAGAAACAATATTAATGGAGCTTCACCCAACGGTGATGCAGTTGGCTTAAAATGGCAGACGGACAAGCACAAGCGGATATAAGAGGAATAAATGTCGATAAATTGGCAAAGGGTTTTGCTGAAGAAATTATAAATCTAAAACAATATGTTACTGAAAGCAAAACATCGGCAAGAGAGATAAGATGGTTTCAAAAGACGACAGGAATTTTAGACAGCACAGATACGACAGCGATAACAGCTTCACAAATAGCAAACACAGACTTTAAAGCGCGCCCAGTAGTTGTTGAGCAAACATGGACGAGAAACACAAGCTACATCAGAAAATATTTTGTAGAGTCTCCTTGGATAACTAACGAAGATATTGCAGACACAGACGTAGATGTATTTGGAACTTCTGTAAGAGATCTTGTCAGAGCAGTAGCACAACAAGTAAGTTTAAGAGTTTATTCTGTAATCTCTGAAGGCGGAACAGCAACTAATCTTAACACAGTTGCTATAACAGATGAATGGGACGACGCATCGAATATGATTCCAATTTCAGATATGATAAGTGCAAAATCAAAAATAAGAAGTTTTGGTTATAATCCTGAAGGCGCAGTCTTCTTAATGAATGATACAACGCACAAACATTTATTAAATTTCCTTATTGTTACAAAGGGAGCAAGCATTCCTGCATTTTCAAGTCAAGCTGTTGTTACAGGCAGAGTTATGGAAATTGTAGGTTTAAATGTTGTTATCGACAATAATGTACCTGCAAATGAAGCTATGATTTTTGTGCAAAAAGTTATAGGCTCGTGGAAATCTTTTGCTCCAATAACTTCGGTTGTTGTTGAAGATCCAGGAATAGGAAAGAAAATAAGAGTATGGGAAGAAGGCGAATGCATCTTGAGCGATCCAAAAGCCGGCTGTCTCTTAACAAATATCGGTCCTACATAAAAATGGTTTATACTTCTGAAATCCTATTTTTAACAAAAGAAGGAAAAGATAAATTTGACTCTGAAAAAGATAAAATAAGATTACAATACGAAAAAGAACACAAAGAGCATAAAGTAGTTAAATCTAAAGTTTCTAAATAAATCATGCCAGTTCAACATGTCGTAGTTGGAAGTTCTAAAATAGGCGGACGTTTTCTTAATAGGAATTGGCCTATTACAGACGGAATAATAGCAGGAAGCACAACACAAGAAGGACACAGAGAAAGTCTTGAAGCAATAAAAAGTTATACTGAAGATAGATTAACAAAAGGGATAACATGATAGAAAGCAAAGATATAGGTTTAAAAGTTGCAGAAAATCCTGAAGAAGCATTTTGGACACAGGCATTAAAAAGATGTAAAGATGCAATATTTAACTCTGAAAAAGAAATCGAAATCAATAAAGAAATTTTGAAACTTTGCAATAAAAAACTCGAAGAACAGAAAAATTTAAATATAACAAAAACATTAAATTAACATGGCATCAGGAGACCTTACAGCAAGCACACCAGTTACTTGTAATACCCCTGCAGAAATCTTAACAGCAATAAACGCTCTAAATCTCGCAACAGTAACGGACAAACTGGCAATAATCCCAATAAGTATGAATAGTTGGGCAGTTTTTAAGGTACAAAGGACAGCGTAAATGACTCTTTATGAGAATTATTCTCAAACTGCATACGATTACGATGGAGTAACCGGAACCACAAAAAGATTAGCACAACAATTTAAAATAGGAAGCGTTGGAGCAAATGTTAAACAAACCTTAACATCAATAGAACTTAGACTTTTTAAAAATGGTTCTCCAGATGGAACTTTGACAATTCAAGTTTTTTTAGCAGACGGAGCGCACAAACCAACAGGAACAGCACTTTGTACAGCTACTGCGAGCGCTTCTGCAGTAACAAACGGATTAAATACTTTCGCAACATGGGACACTTATCCAAACTTTGAAGCAAGCACAGAATATTGCATAGTGATCTCAGAATCAGCAACAGTAAATACTTCTAACTGTATTTATTGGGGTTGGAATGGAACTGTAAATGGAGATGCGGGAGCTGATTATGCAAATGGTGGAGTGTGGGGTTCGGCAGACTCAGGCGCAACATGGGGGGCTACAATTATTGGCGCATGGAATTTCACAGATATAGATTTTGTTTTCAAAGTAAATGGAACTTTATTTGTTGCTCCAGTAAGCGGTTTTTCAATAGTTGGAGATTTGGTATTTTAAACAGAAAGATTTATAAAGAGTGAGTGAGTGAGTATATTATGGATTCAACCGAAATAACAGGGCAAAAATTAGACTACACAAAAGAAAGTATAAAACTTACAAGAAACTCAAAGGGTTATACATGGGAAATAAAACTCATTCCTGCAGAAGGATTTATTTTATTATCTTCTGATTTTGGAAGACTGAAAGAATATGACGATAGAATTGCCAAACAATATGGAGATCTAAAATAATGAGACATATAAAACTTGTTCTTGACAATCAGACTTTTAAAAATTTAGAAGACAAAAAACAACAAAAAGAAAAACAACAAAAGGAAAAGATAAGTTGGGAAGACTTCGTTTTCTCATCTGTCTGCGGAAAATGAAAACTGAATTTAAACAGCCAAGTTATAGATTAAGAAGTTTGGAAAAATTGTTATCTGATGCAAGAAAAAAATTATTATATAATTGTTCAGAAAAAGCAGTATTAAAAGAAATTGAAAGTAGCTTGAGAATTTGGAAACAATTAGATTTAGCTTATGAGGGAAAAGGAAAATGATATTCACTAAACCAAAAGTTTGTATGACTTATAAGAATGCAGTTAAGAAATGTCCAAAAGGTTACAGAATACCTACGTTAAAAGAATTAAGAGAAGAAGCAGAAAATGAAGATAGTTTTATTCATTCTTATGAAAAAGGAAAAGATATATTTTTCTGGGCATTAAAAGAAGATAATTACCTTCGCGGGTTGTTCCGTCTCAGCGACGGCGATTGGTGCGGCAACGTCTGGAGCGGCGGCTTGGCTAAATCCAACTCTGGTGGTAGAGTAGTTTATGTGAGGAAGAAGAAATGATAGACTACGCTCGCGTTATAGACGCTGAAGTAGTTATTATTTTCTTAGTAGTTATATGGGCAATGATAAGGGAGTTACTTAGAAAATGAATAAATATGTAGGAAAAACAATAAAAGGAAAAGACTTTGTTTTCGTTTTTGAATGTGAAGAAGCTCACCGTTGGACATCAGAAATAAGAGAAAGTTCAGAATGTCCAATTTGTAGAGAACAAATAAACGAATATCACATGGAAGAAGCACAAGCAGGAATGATATGAAACTTTATGTTAATTATCAAAAAATGAAAGGAGGAGAAAAATAAAAAAAAATGGTAGATACTGGAATGCTTGAGAATTTTTTAAATCAAAGGACAGCAAAAGAAATGGATATAATAACAATAACATCAGAGGGAACATTTGAAGAAATAGAAGATACACAAACAAAGAAGAAAAGAAAAGTTTTGAATATTGAAGTGTCAAACGGAAACAGAACGTTAGTTTATACACCAGGAAAGAAAGCATTAAAAATCTTTCAAAACGCATGGGGTTTAGAAACTAAAAACTGGTTAAATAAGAAGTTTCAGGTTGGTTTTGTTCTAATGCAAGTAGGAGTAAATGAAGTAAGCGTTATTAAGCCAATACCTATAGCTTAAAGGCACAGAAAAGCACCATAAAAAGCACCATAATCACTTATTTTAACTTATTCATGATATAATGGGCACAATACAAACACACAGGG